TGGCGAGTTCACGAGAATAATATGTTAAAGCTTAAGAGTGCTTCAATTCGTGAAGATGGTAAGCTGATGAAGCCGCCAGGACTTCCTAAGGTACAGTTAGGAGATTTAGTTGCAAGACTACAGCAAGCCAACTCTGGAACAGAGGGTATTCGATAACCCTCCCGAGAGAAACAGATACACGCTAGAAGATAGCTCAGACTATTTTAATAGGCCGTTATTTGTATTAACAGATACAGCTAATAGAAATAAAGAAGTAGCTCACTTTTTTGACTGGCGTGTAGCTGATATTTGTATTAGAGTTATGAACAACGAAATTAAATTAAAAAAATTAAGAAAGGTGAAAAAGAAGAGATAATGGCAAAGGTTAATATTACAGTAATTGAGACTACGAAGCCTGCAATTCAAATTACTCGTACAGAAGTTCATTATGATACGTGGAATGACGAGTATGTTGCATATGTCTATCCAAAGCATTGGAAGGGTAAGGCTAAGCGCATTGGTAGTTACTATCTTAAGTCGTCTGCACAGCGGGCTATTAACAAGTACAAGAAGTCACTAGCTGCGTAATGTATTTTATCGAAGCTCGGAAATCTAAAGAGCACGGTAAATACTGGTTAGTGTATAAGAACGAGAAGAAGGCTACGTCACGCGATGTGGCCTTCTTTTTGTCTCAAGATGATGCTATAGAGTATTTGGAACTTAAAAATGGCTCGACCAAAGAAAAGTAACGCAGATATTATGAGGGATACTGTAGTTCAAAAATTACCAGAGACTACATTTGAAATCCCAGGACCAACAATCTGTAAGGCTTGTATTCACTGGAACGATCAATCAATGGCACATTTGTCGCATGAATGGGATCGTTGTAGACTCGGTGAAGAAGTTCTAGATTATGTTAGTGGGGATATGATTAGGAAAGAAATTTTCTGTAAAGATAAAAACAAAGGTAATTGTCCAGATTTTAAATTGAATAATAATGAGTAAAGAACAAGATATACGATTAACTTTCTTTATAAAGGCCGCTATTGAAGTATATGAAGCTGCTAAGGAAGTAAACGATAATAGAGCTACTCAAGACATTACTCGTCTAGATTTAGCTCTGATGAATTTTAAATGTCTTTTAGACGTAGTGGATAAAGAACAAGAACAATAATGAACATACCTGATTGCATCAATGCAGTATTTGAAGCATTAGCCGGGTTTATGGTGTTAATGCACTGTTGGCAATTATATAAAGATAAAGCTGTAAAAGGTGTAAGTGTATGGGCTACAGTATTTTTTAATGTGTGGGGATTTTGGAATTTATTTTATTATCCTCATTTAGATCAATGGTTAAGTTTCTTCGGAGGACTTAGCATAACTTCTGCTAATACTCTTTGGATTTGTATGATGATTTACTATATTAGAAAGTCAAAGGTTAATAAGAATAATAATGAAGTTTGAAAGTAGTTTAGGAAAAGTATTCCGTAGTAAATTTAGTGAAACTATCTTTGCACAAAAGTATCGACATGAGGGTGCCTGGACCTGGGAAGAGTTAGCGCACACTCTTGTTGAAGATGTTTGCAGAGACAAAATGACTACAGGCGATAAGAAGCAGCTAGCTTACTATATCGCTGAAATGAAATTTATTCCTGGTGGGAGATATTTATATTATGCAGGACGGCCAAACAAGTTCTTCAACAATTGCTACCTTCTTAGAGCAGAAGAAGATACAAGAGAAGATTGGGCCGATCTTAGTAAGCGCAGTGAGTCGTGCCTTGCTACAGGTGGGGGGATTGGGTGTGATTACAGTGTCTATCGAGCCTCCGGGTCAGTCTTACATGGTACGGGTGGTATTGCGAGTGGACCAGTAAGTAAGATGCTGATGATTAACGAGATTGGTCGCCAGATCATGCAAGGTGGCTCTCGTCGATCAGCAATTTACGCTTCTCTTAGTTGGAAGCATGGAGACGCATTTAATTTCTTAAAGGCTAAGGATTGGTCGAGTATGCCGGTTGCTGGCACAAATGGACTAACTCTAGCTGATCTAAAGAAGGCAGATTTTAATTTTCCTTGCCCTCTTGATATGACGAATATCAGTGTTAATTATGATACTGAATGGCTACTTAAGTACGATCGTACAGGTGATGTAGGTGATGTATTTAGACGTAATGTTCGACAAGCTCTCTCGACAGGTGAGCCTGGATTTAGTTTCAACTTCTTTGACAAAGAAAATGAAACACTACGTAACGCTTGTACCGAAGTTACTTCTGAGGATGATAGCGACGTTTGTAATCTTGGTTCACTCAATTTTAGTCGTATTACTTCTATCTCTGAGCTTGCTGATGTTGTGCGCCTCTCTACGATGTTTCTTGTCTGCGGAACATTGGTCGCCAAACTTCCCTTCCCCAAGGTTCAAGAAGTTCGAGAGAAAAATCGTAGACTTGGTTTGGGACTTATGGGACTACACGAATGGCTTATTCAACGCGCGTCTAGATACGAGGTAACAGATGAGTTACGTAGGTGGCTTAGCATTTATCGTGATATTAGCAACAGCGTCGCTGATGTGTTTAGCGATAGCTTGGGTATTAGCAGGCCCAAGGCGAAACGTGCTATTGCGCCTACTGGTAGTATTGGTATTCTCGCTGGTACTACTACTGGAATTGAGCCTATTTATGCTGTTGCCTTCAAGCGTCGCTACCTAAAGGGAACTAAGTGGCATTATCAATATGTTGTAGATGCTGCTGCTGATGGGATGATTAAGTTATATGGAACAGACCCGGATAGTATTGAAAGCGCTATTGATCTGGCTAAGGATTATGAGCGTAGAATTAAGTTCCAAGCAGATGTTCAAGACTACGTGGATATGTCAATTTCCTCCACAATTAATCTCCCTGCCTGGGGATCGGAACTCAACAACGAGAGTGGCGTTAACGACTTTACTGCTACACTTGCTAAGTATGCGTCGAGGCTTAGAGGGTTTACGGTGTACCCTGACGGCGCGAGAGGCGGGCAGCCGCTTGTATCCGTTCCGTACAGTGAAGCTGTTGTTAAACTTGGAGATGAATACGAAGAAGGAGTAGAGACAATGGACGTTTGTGATATTACAGGAAAGGGCGGATCATGCGGAATGTAGATAAGATTAACGTGCAGATCAATGAAGTCGAAGATGATATCAATTACCATCAAAACAAAGTTGATACCTTAACACGACGTAAGCGTATCCTAACAGATATGCTAATTAAGGAGAAGAATGCTGAAATTGTTGAGGCGAGAGAGTAATGCCAAGTAGTAACCATGCAATTGATGTTCTACAGAAGGAGTTAGCACAATTAGAAACTTCTCTTAAGGAACTAGAAAATAGGGCTGCTGAGGAAGCTCAAAAAGCTCAAGACGTACAAACTAAAATTCGTTTTCTCAAGAAAGCTTTAGCAGATATAAGGAATTCATAATATGTTCGCCACTTTGCTCGTAATTGCATGTTTAATTTCTAGTCCTGAGGATTGTGATGAGTATAACCCCAACTACGACCAAGTATCTCTACAAGAATGTGTTTTGTACGGGCAAATTGGCGCACAAAAATGGGTAGAAGATCATCCCAAATATTTTGTTAAAGGGTATCGTTGTAAAATTGGTGGTATAAAATTTAAGGATAGTTAATTATGAGTTTACCAACTAACGTAATTGAGGAGGATGGGCAAGGCGGAACACGAGCATTGCTATTTTCTTATAAGATGTATTTGATGCCAAATGGAGATATTAAGACAGCAGTATCAAATGTTGACACGGATAAGTTAAAGGCTATTTTTGTTGAAGGTATGGGAGGGGAGGCAGAGGAATACGCTAATCAAGTTAATAGTGCTATTCATTGCGCCCTTCGTAATGCAGAGAATTTAGATAAAGAAATTAGTGAACATCTAGCAGCACTATAAAAGAAAACCCCCAAGGAGCAATCCGAGGGGGTTTTTTATTAACTAAACGCTAATCCTATACCAACTATAGCGCCAAATAATGTGGCTGCTGCACCTGTAGGTTTGATGTATTTCCAATCAGGTAAATACATTCGCATACCAAACCAGAGAGGAACTTTAGTAAAGCCTAATAGGACATACCACCATATTCCTGTTAAATACCAGATAGATAAAGCAGCTAGCGCAAGGCTAGTTGTCCCTGATAGCGAAAGCCAGAAAACATCCATTGGCTTATTCGCATTTTGGCCTTCTCCATGCTTCTGATCTAAATAGAAGCCAATCCAGATTGCAAGGCCAAACAAAACCCCCCACAATCCAAAATGCGTCATACCTGCGCCAATAGCAAGAAGTCCTCCCATTGCTCTAGCAGCATGTGTGCTACGTAGTGCTGGTATTCCATCCCTAATAGTATGTGCGAGAGCGCACAGTAAAACTTCTATCATTTAAGTAGCGCCTGCTTATCCTGTGATCTATGATAGCTAAGACCTAACATACCAAATAGTAGGGTCATAAGGTCCATCATATCCAACTTTGGGGCTACAAGCTCAGGCCACCAAATATGTAAAATTAAAGTTAAGAATGGTGCGATAATATAATTGTACCACACAGCAGCCCCACAAGCCCAGCCGACATTGGGGCGCCATCCCGCTTTCCACCATTTCTCAGATTTAGCTTCCTCAACATTAACAGCAATTTGTTGAGCATCAGCGGATAAATCCATCTGATTGATTTCTTGCAGGGCCTTGAAGCGTTGCTCAGGGTCAGGAATATAAGCAAGAACCTTATCGGCTACTTTCCCCGCGATACCTGTAACCGTGTTAAGCCATTCTACAGGGTTCATTACGCCTCTCCTTTAAACAATGCTGCTTCTTTCTTACGACGATTGAGCAACCCTTCTATTTCTTTCCCATTGTCGTATTTCCATCGTTTGAATTCGTTAGCGGCTTCATCGTACTTACCTTCGTTAAGAAGTTTAAGCAGAGTTGAATTTTCGAAGGCTTGTACACCGACGTTGTAGATGAACACAACAAGGGCATCGAATTGGTTCTGGGATAGAGGTACAGAAACCACTGTATTGAGCGTAACCTCGATGTGCTTAACAGCATTTCTAGCCAACTCCTCTGCCTCTTGAGGGGTTACAGACTTAATATTAAGGTTACGAATTACAGTGCCATAGCCAATCGTCCAGACACCACCTGTGTCTTTGTAAGGTTTGGCCCTAAAGCCTTCAACTTCCTTTAGAAGCTGTAGCCCTTTATTCGAGAAAATTAGGTTTTTATTTTTATCCATGATACTACAAATCCGCCTATTGCAATTAAACCAGCCCATAAAAATTTAAGAACTACTAAAGTGGTTTTAGTCTGTGTCTGATATTTTTCCACAGCGTCAAGACGTTTAGTGTTAATTTTGATATTTTCTAGGGCTTGATCTAGTTTAGTTTCAATTCTAGCTATAGCTACTGCCAGTTGGGTGTTTGTTATTTCTTGTTGGTCCATATTAACCCCCTGGCTTCTTGATTGGATATTTGATTGAAGGAATGTCGATAAAACCACTGTCTTTAACAGGAGCGATAGTTTTCTTTGGTGGATATTTAGTCTTGAAGATAATTTCTAATTGCCGTTGTAGATCATCAGGGCTATTTTCTAGAACTTCACCACCTTCGGCGAAATGACCACCAGCAGGACGCTTCTTAGTAGCGATGTACTCTTGTGCTTTCTTCTCTACATCTTCTACAATAGACGGCCAATGCTTATTAGCAAGAGAGGGCCAATTCTGTTTTTCCCATTCTGTAGGTTCTGTGCCTGTAACTTTATGATGGAGATATCTAGCAAAAGCCTCATTACGTTCAGGATCATCAGCCACAAACGCAATATCTTCATTGTCAGGGTACGCATCTTTTAATATTTGTAGTCCTCGATGTCCGAATTCATGCGCTAGAACCGTTGGATTGAAGTCCATTCTAGGTTTATAGCCTCTAGTTACTACTTCTTCGTCCTTCTTAACGGCCTGTCCTTTTGTACCATCGGTGTATGTAATTTCAGGAAGATTGATACCAGGTTGGTAGTAGCCTTGTAAACCACCATTACCGCCCATTTCATCATCGGCATTCATGACTTTATTATCGTTAATATCATGTATTTTAGGGTCATAGCCAATAGACATTGTTGCACTTTTATTAGCTAAAAGATATCCAAGGTTATAATTCTCATCAGCAAAATCTTGTTTTTTATTAAACTTATCGACGTAACCCTCAAAGCCAGTACCGTATAAATTTTGTGATTTCTTAGCTAAAGCTAATTCATCATCCCCTATACGTGGCATAGGAAAAACAGCATCGAATACGGCACCTTGTTCGTCTGATGGGTCTGCATCAGTCACTTTTCCACCTTCCGCAAACTTAGGGGGATTAGCTTGATCGAACAGAACATTACCATCCTTATCTTTTAGGTAACGATCATCTTCCCAATAAGGCGCGTCAGGAGTAGCGAACATGCTTTCCCGTGAGAATGTCTCATGGTATGGCGTCTTGAACTGGTCAGTATAGTGCATCTGCCCATCAAACTGATTAACGCCACTTTGAGCATTTCCTGATCCTGATTGAAGAGACTTATAAAAGCCCCTCATATCATAGTCTTGTAGTTTCTCATCAGGATTGAATGGGACTTTATTTTGCTTAAGCCAATTACGAAAAGCTTTCTCTTCTGTTTCTGAAAGTTCGGTGCTATACTGACTATTGTTTGGGTCTTTTAGATATTGCTTATTACGTTCATAGTTTTTCTGTAGGCGTTGAACGTATCCGCCCTCACTAAAACCCTGAGGGTTAACTACTCTACTTTTAAACTTCTCACGTTCTCCCATAAGGGCTACAGTAGCTCCAAGCTTACGCATAAGGGCAGGATCATAAGGATTAGCGCCAGTTCCCATGAGGAATTTCTGCCCAATTGGAGACGTAATAAATTTCCCCATACCGATAATCTCCATGATCTTACCATAGGCAAGCCAGGACTTAGCTTCCCAAGGACGGAAGATAGCACGCCTGATTTCACCGGCAATTCCAGCAGCCTCTAGCGCAGCACCAGCATCGGGTTTACCCCGTTGGACAAATGCTAGATACTTAAGACCATTAGACAAGGCTTCTTTATCTCCTGGCTCAAGAAACTTAATCATTCCGTTACCAGTATACCCAAGATCATTAATTGCTTTAGCCATTGCCTTAACAGCTAAATCCTTAACTTTATTAGGATCGACTGCTGATCCTGTAGCATCTACTAGGGCTTGATCTCCGAGCGCCTTACGAGTAATACTATCAAGAATACCTGCTCTTAGGACATTCTTAAGATCAGGATTAGCGTTAACAAGATTTGTTAGTTGGGTTGTGGCAACAGTCTTATCTGAGGCGTTGTTAATGATGCCCTGCATAAACTTAAACTGCATGTCATGTTTAGCGATAACATCCTTAATGCCTGAATTGTTTAAATCCTCAATTCCTTGAGCAATTTTTTGTAGACTAGCAACGAAAGCAGGGTCCCGTTTCCATACTTTAGCTACAGGATCATACTTACCCATTAGAATATTAAAGGCTTCACCACCATCTGCTTGCCATCTAGCAAGATTAGCAGGTAGATTATCCATGTCACTCAGCAGATTGGTTAGTACACTATCTCCAAGCTTACGGAATTGCTCATGGGGGAGCATCTGTTGAAGCTTCATGATGTTTTCAGTCTGCCGAGAACCAGCAGGACCGGCGCTTAGAAGGGTCATCATTTTGCTGGAACCCGTAGTCATAATATCACCCTCAGATGACTTAGCTAGACTAAGGATATAAGCAAACTCTAGATTGTCTTTCATCTCCGCATAGGCACCAGAAGCTTCTTTCCAGGCTTGTGCCCATTGTGGAGGAGCTGCTATGACTTTACCAGTGGCAGGATCGACAATGCCTGTGGGGTTGTTGAGTACCTTGTTAAGTGCTTGATAGACTTGATTAGCCTGCCGACCATCCTCATAGATGTAATTACCCGCAACATCTCTACGAGTACGTTCCCAGAGTGTCTCACGGATAGTATTTAGCTGCTCTTCTGAACTTATGACACGTCCCGTAATAGGGTCTGTAACAGGCGGAATTCCTGGCTGTAGCCCAATAACGTCATTCTCAAGAATGTTTTTAAGTTCAGTGGAAATCTGTCCAGAGCGTAATGCCTCAGTAGTAGGGATACCAGTGCGAGGATTAAGAGGACCAGCACGGAATGTAGGAGCAGTAACAGATTCAGCCACAGCTTTAGCTGCTGTAGCATCGAATACTGGCTCACCTAGACTTCTGGCGTATTTATAGAGATTATCTACATTTGCTTTAGCAATCTGTTTATACCCAATGATACCTGCTGCCGGATCACCAAAAATGTACTTAACAGTATTGGCAGCCGCTTCGGGGGCATAAATAATGTTGTAAGCTAGACCAGCAGTAAGGTTATCCTTTTGCGCTGCAATTGACGCATTGAATACATCTTTAATCTGAGTATATTCATCTGGTGAATAACGAGAAGTAAGCAGTTTATAAATCTGGCTATTCTGCTCACCGTAATATTCATCTAGTTTCGTAGAAAGCTGTCCAACCTGCCGCTCTAGGCGAGTGTACATTGGGTTTACAGCAGATTGAGCTAAGGTAAGTCCCGGCAGATTATTGGCCTTAATAAAGGGCGCAAGTTCTCTTGCCGAAGGCTCTAGCTCAACAACTCCCCTTCCAGTAAGACCACTAGCTACCCGAGTAAGAGTGTTACCAGTAAACGCGCCAATACCAGCACCAGCACCGTCTAGCGTTGCGTCTTTAGCTATATCACCAATATCACGATTATCTGTGTCTGCTACTTTATTAGACCCCACAGGAATAAGATCAGCTAGACTGACACCTAGAAAATTCTTAGCAATAGCAGCCGCTACACTACGAGCCTGAATTGGCAAAGTGGCTAAAAACGCAGGAACAGCGCGGCTATTATCGGCTACGATATCCTTGAATACATCACCAGCCTGCTGTAATAGATCAGTATTAAGAGGCTTACCACCAGCATTCTGACCAGTTAGAGCATCACCAGCAGAACCAGCAATATCCCCAAGAAGGGTTGCTAGCTTAGAGAACTTAACAGAAGTTTGTGGAGTTAGTTCTGCGAAAGGTACATCTGGATTTGGCCTGTAAATAAGCACAGGACTACCCTCTGTATCACGCCTAGTTTGGATTTCTCCTTGCGGATACAGCTTCATAAATTCAGATTTAAGCCCCTCAGGGTCAGTTTGCCATCCAAGCCAAAACCGATTGGGTAAAGGCATCCTGTTAGGCTCTAGATCAGTCTGCCCTACTTGTTTAGCTACTGCTCGTGTATCAGGCGTCGAGTAGTAGGAAAAACCTTGCTTTTCATTTTCTGTTGGTTCATGGTCAGGACTGATAGAACCGAAAGGCTGATTGATAGGCGTATCAGGTCCCACAAAATCTGGAACTGGCTGTGGTTGCGCTGGTTGAGTAACTGCTTCATCTACTGGTGCCTCAGTTCCCGGTGAAGGAACAGGAGTAGTCCCCGTTCCTGGTTGAGCTGGAGCAGGTACAGCACTTTGAGCAATCTTTCCGTAAAGATCACTCATATCAAACGGATTATTTGCCATTAATTATTCCTCAATACCAGCTAGACGAGATACTTCCTTGTGAACAATTTCCTTAGCTACATTCGTTGGTAGACCAAAATTCTTAGCAATCCACTTAACTCTACCTTCTGCGAACTCTTGTCCAGCAGGCTTACCACTAGGTCCGGGTGTCATGTCTAGAGCGCGTTCATCAATTGGAGAAATCATACGAAGATTTTTCATATAAATCTCAAGCTGTAGGTTACGTAGTTCGGTCATATCCGCTTTGACGTTTTCAGTGGTGTAGTGGAAATCAGGATTTTCAGCATGTCCAGCAATGGATTCAGCTAGCTGTAGGTCCATATTAGAGAGACGACCCTGCTGTTGAATTTGGTGTGCCATGTTAATCATAAGGAGACGAGTCTTAGCATAGAAATCAGCCTGTCCTTGTAGGTTAGTCCACTTGGCTAGTTGATCGCCGTGAACATTATCATTAAGTAGACGTAGGCCGTTGATAAGTGCGCCACCAAACCGTTGTGTTAGGTAAGGTTTCCAACCAACGAAATCATCAGGATTTTGATTTAGGCTCTTCATAGCACTATCAATTTGTGTCATTGTAGTTGCACTGTTATGTAGCGCGTGAATAGCGTTCTTTTGGTCGTCTTGCGACGCAGTGATATTGTTACGAACAATCGTACCAGCAGTAACAGAAGGTCCACCATTGTTGGGTACGTTGGGGTTAGGTGCGCCTACGTCGAAATCAACAGGACCACGAGCAGTTTGTGTTGGAGCACCGTTTAGAGGCGTCTTAGTTACACCACCAGCAGATGTTGGAACAATTCCGCCACTTTGGGGCTGTCCTTGTGGGGGTTGTACGTTACCACCATTACCAGGATTAATTCCTGTCATATCAACAACGCTACCAGCCTCACCATTCTGTCCAAAGCCAACCTTATATAGATCATTGACAATTTTAGTGGCTTCTTGGCGAGACTTGCCAAACGTTTGCATATAGTAATCAATCTTATCCTTCATTTCCCGATTGACAGGAGCCATATGGATATTACCCCATTGCATACCAGAAGGACCAAAGCGGCCACCTGTCATTTGCTGAAAGATATCTTCACCCTTATTAGGGTCAGCATGACCAGCAGCAAGTTCATCAGAAACTTGTTTAATAGCAGCCTGCTTGTCTTTCGGAGCAACAGAGAACATAATCGTATTAATGTCCTGCTGATCTGGTTGCTGTCCGTTGTGTTGTGCTAGCAGGTAATTAGCGTATGAAGTCTGGACCTTTTGATCGTTAGGCAGATCACCCGGCTTAACATCTTCGATACCTTTAGGATATGTTGGCATACCCTGGAATTGGAAAATCCTACGTGGGGGCGTAGCGGGGTATGAAGGGGTACGTGTCTCTGGAATATCAACGCCACCAATACCAAAAAGACCACTTCTGACTCTTTGACCAGGAGAAATTTGTTGACTCCCACCGGGGTCACCAGGAGTGAATTGATCTGTTGGCTTCATATTTTGAATATACGAGAAACGTTCGCTGGGGTTTAAGTCTTTAAACTTAGGATCAATAGCTAAGTTATATGCTAAATCAGGGTCAATATTGTACTGGCCTTGGAAAGAACGTGCTAGATTATTAATGTCTTTGGCCTTATTCTGGTATTCAAAATATTTCTCAGCAGCCTTATCAACAGATTTTAGCCGTTCAGAAAAAATATTCTGCGCCTGCTTTCTATTATTTTCAAGAATATCATCTGCACCAGAGAACGCACCAGCACCTAAAGCTGTAAGAAATCCCATATTAAATCCCCTTTGGGTTCATTAGACCTTTAAGAACATTAGTAGTGTCATTCTTCATGGTGACACCAGATACATTGCCAATACTCTTAACGTTTGCCATTTTGACCAATTTATCAATAGTTTGTTTTTCTTTATTACGTCTTGTCATTTTAAACTTAATGCCTGCTCTTGTGGCTATCCCTGTGATAATTAGAACAGCAGGTTTAGCAAGCAACATTCCAAGATCAACTGTCCATTTACCATTCATAAATCCAGAAAATACAACAATACGGGCTACATCTTCTACGCTCATTCCTGATTCAAGAAGAGTTAAAAGTTGAATAACCATATCTTCATTTGTGAACCTATCAAAAAGCCAATTGGTAGCATCTTTTAAAGTCGTAAATTGCGGAGGATGTTCCCACGGGGCGTTCTTAGGAGTGTCCGTCAGAGACTGCCCAGGAACAGGTGCATCGAAAGGAATTGGGCCTTTGGGTGGAGGAGCCATTGGCTGTGGCGGTTGTCCCGGCATTGGTGGCTGCCCTTGAGGGGGTTGAGCCTGAGCAGCTAATTGTTCTTGTTGAGTAGAAGCAGGAGGATTGCCGTTAGGGAAAGGCTGAATATTCTGTGGTGCTGGTGCAGCAGGAGGAAGTTGAAAAGCCATTATTTACCTTCGTAAGCGAATTGTTTCATAAATGATTGCCACTGAGCGTACATACCTCGTGGGTTTTCAGATTGTACAGCCTTATTCTTACCAGCATCAGGAATACCCTTGTACCCTGTTGGGATATCGCCGCCAGGAAGATTTACTGCTTTAGGAGTAGGCATAGCAGACATTTTTGCTCCACCACTGGCGCCACTTCCCGCTAACATACTACCTAGACTTTTAGTTCCAGCTCCAAGTAGAGTGCTACCAACATTACCCCAATCAATATTCCCTAGTTGGTTAAACAGACCGAATGCTTGATCCCCAAAACTTAAACTATCTCCTACGGCCTGTCCCGCTGCGCTAGCCAAAACATCGTAATTAGAAGCAAAGGCATCCGCTCCAAAATCGCCCATGAAACTAAAAGCCGCATCAAATGGGTCCATATTTACTTACCTTGTTAGATTATTAATTAGATTGAGGCCGAAATTACCAGCAAATTCTAGTAGTCTATTTGTCTCTGCTTGATCGTTGAGATCAAACGAAGTATTACGAGCAAGAGAGGCAACAGCTAGGTTATGGGCACGAGTTAGAGCATTTTCTGATGCTGTATTTGCCCAAGATGCTTCATCTCTCCATTGCTGCCAGAGGTTTGCTTGGGCCTGAGCAGATAGGTTAAACATATTCTGAGCATTGGTTTGATTAGCAGCGTTAATACCGGCAGTGTTTGTTGTGTTGATTGATCTGCGCCATTGTACGTTTGACTGGTCGATAGCTAGCTGATTCTGTACGTTAAATTTCTCTCTACTATCAGCAAGATTAGCATTAAACTGGCTAATTGCGTTAGCTTGTCCAGCATTAAACTGTGACATGGCATCTGCTCTTTGAGCATTAGCAGTAGCAATCTGGCTAGTAAGATTAGCAAAGAACTGTGTTACTTGATTTTGCGAAGTAGCATTAAACTGAGCGGCAGCGTTTGCAGCAGCTTGGTCAGAGAGCATAGCAGCTTGTCTGTCCTGAACATTCTGCATATTAGTTTGTTGTTCAGCAGATAGGTTAGCTAGAGCCGCAGATACTTTTTGATTAGAATTCGTGATATTAGCTTGTTGCTGATTATCCAAATTCTTGAGGGCCATTGTAAGGTACGCACCAGCGTTAGCGGTAGCGATTGGTAGCGCAGCCCCTAGAATAGCGCCAGCAGTAGCGCCAGCAGCTATAGAGGAAGCTCCAAGCCCTCTTGCTGCCATTTGCTCATTAGAAGCGTTTACCGCTCCCTTAGCCCAATCAGGAATATTCCCTGCATCAACACCCTCAGTCAGTTTCTTATACTGACCAGAAACAGTCATATCATCTGTGACTTGTCCTTGAGCAGCTTGAGCAGTACCAATTTGACTTTGATCTACTTGAGCAGCAGTACCTTGAGCGCCTTGTCCTATATTGTTAGCATTATACTGAGCCGCTGCTTGGTCAAACGTAGTTCCTACAGCCTGGGAAGGACCAGTATTGGTTTGTGTAGCAGTAGGGTTATCTCCAAGATCATGTTGACTTAAATTCTGATCCGCACTGTCTTGAAGTGGTGTGTAAGTCTGTAGGGCACCAGCAGGCAGATTAGCAGCAGGATTAGTTAAGTTGGTTTCTTGGATTTGTTGGGCTTGTGTGTTTTGACTTCCTGTAATACCGCTGGTTACAGTAGGAAGCTCACTAGAATTTGTTGCAGTTGCCATGCTCTATACCTTATATGACAGCGTAGCCATTAACTATTTATTCCTTGAATTAAATGCTCGTACTATTAGAAGTCACCGAAAACAACAACCGTAACCCAATTATAATCGGTTGGTGTACCACCAGGGTCTTGCATTTGAAAACGTAATGTGCTGGTACCACGTCCACCATTCACAACTTGAACATTACGACAATTTACGGTGGCAGTTGCCTCTACAGAGAAAACAGGCATGTAATTGGCGCTGGCGAAAGCATTAGCAAAATTCAGTGTGTAATCACCAGCGCCATTTCTTGTGATGCTGGCAACATTGTAACCGGAAATAGGAGTTGGACTAGCGCCAGGAACAAACCCTACTGTGGCTTTTGCAACACCAGGATGGAACCAGAGATTGTCAGCCGTCGCAACTTTACCGCTAGTACGTGCTTCCATATCTGCTTGGCTAGCAGTGTCAACGCTTACTGCATCCGCACTTACAATAATACTTGAACCAGCACCAACAGCCAACGTGCAATCAGCAGAAAGATCACCACCACCAGTCAATCCGTTACCAGAAATAATTTGACGAGTAGAGACAGCCCCTCCAAGCGCTGTAAGAGCAGCAGAAGCAGTAGTAGCACCAGTACCACCAGCAGTAATAGCAAGAGTACCTGTAATATCTGTAAAGGCTGGCTGGCCCCATGCAGGAGCAGCAGAAGCAGCGCCAGTACCAGTTTGTTGTAGAAATTTCTTAGTTGTAGTGGTGTTACCCGCTAGTTTAGCTAAGGTATTAGCTGCGCTAGAGTAAATAATATCCCCAAGGGTGTAGGTAGTTAAAGCCGTACCACCCTGAGCTACAGTAATTGCAGCATTATCTGTGAGTACAGTTGCACTCGCATTAGGAAATGTGTAGGTTTTTGCGCTAGTAGCAGGTCCAGAAACAGTAAAGAAGCCGTTTGCCGTACCACCGTTTGCTGTAGGAAGAATTCCTGAAACATCTGCGGTAAGATCAATTGAAGATACAGTCGAAGCGGTACCAGCACCAGTGCGTTTGATAAATCCTGTAGTAGAAAGCCCCGCCAGAGCGGTTAGATCATCGTCAATAGGTTGATAAGTAGAAGAAGTAACAGAGATTGTGATAGCACCGCTACCATTTGTAATCGTGACGCCAGTTCCAGCCGTTAGAGTAGTCTTTGTTAGCGTGTTTCCTGTGCTATTGCCAATTAAAAGTTGACCATCTGTATAGCTAGTTTGTCCAGTTCCACCTTGAGTGACTGCGGCAGTACCAGAAATCTCTGTAAAAACAGGCTGTGACCATACAGGGGCAGCAGAAGCAGTTCCATCACCTGTTTGTGACAAATATTTTTTAGTGGTCGAAGTGCTGCCTGCTAATTTTGCAAGAGTATTAGTTGCACTTGCGTAAATAACATCCCCTAGCGTGTATGAGCTTAAGCCTGTACCACCATTAGTTTCATCTAGGACTCCTGTTACGCTAGCGGTTAGAGAAATAGGGGCACCACCACCAATAGTAGAGTCATGGTTATGCCCCGTCGTGTTATCGAACGCTGATAGCAGAGCGTTAAACTCATTGTTAAAATCTGATGCGTTTATTACACCACCAGTGATAATTACAGAAGAGGATTGCCTAGCGTAACCATTACTCATATATTATCTCCGTCCCAAGGGTTTGTACTGTAAAGATACGCCTTGGATGCTATATCCTGCGTTCATATCGTTTGTTGAAAATTCTAGTTGCACTAAAAATCCAGAACCCACTACGTTTTGAGTAATTCTAGGATGCTGAGAGCCACCATATGTCGCTGTACCGTAGAGAGTAGTTGTACCACCGTACACAAATAACCCTTCTCCTAAGTTAAAAGTAACAGACTCAGGCTGTAGAACGTTTGTAGAGCCTTGGTCGAAAATAACCTTTGCCACAATGGCAGCGGCGCCTTCTAGTTCTGTGTATAGACTAATCTTTTGTACTAGTTTTCTAAGTTCAGGATCATCTAAGGCAACAGGAGGAGTTCTGTACACAGCAGGAATATTAGTTCCGTTGAAACCAAAGCCTTGTTCTTGTCTGTAAACAAACCCATCAAAGCCGCCATGCACAACATATTCTGTAGTGTTTAAATAATCGCTATCACAACAATAAGGCTTCATGCCTTGTAATTCAGACCATTCCATTTGTGCTGTTGGAACATTTAAATTCTCAAGATTAGTGCCTTGTCTAATTGCACCTAAAACTCCAAGAGAATCAGATTCTTGAGCCGAGGTAGCAGGATAAAATAGTCTATATTGATTTTTTGATTTTATAACAACAGATGAAATATTTTCCGTGCTGCCTGCTGTAGAGATTGCCTGTCGAACAATAGAGTAAATAGGCTTTGATACTGTAGCAATTTCTAGATCATCAATACGTTGAGTACCCTCAATCAAGCGAACTCCATCCGCTGTTAAGAACAACAGCACTCCGTTAAATTCTTGAATACTGTCAGGTACTATAGAACCGATGTTTGCTGCGATAGGAATTACAGTGAAATTTGCACTTGAGGTTCCTGTCAATTTGAAGATACTACGACGACAGAAAATATATAATTCTTCTCGAAAAGCTCTGATGCCTGTAATTTCATCATGTACTGATAGTTCAATTGCCCCATTTGTGCCATCAAAATCATCATCAGTATCAGGAGCCGTAATGGAAATGGCTTGTAAGTTAGCTGAATACCCTGCTAAAACTAGGCGTCTCAGCCAAAAAGTGCAATATTTAGGATTAGTGGGGGAACCAGTCCCATTTATTAGTGTGTAGGTTGTTCCATCCCAAGTAGCTGCGGGATTGACCCCATCACACATAGCTATACGATAACCTGTAGAAAGATGGTACTTAGTAAATCTATATTTGCCTGCGCCAGTTCTAGCTGGTGTGTTAATAGCAGAACCCCATCCACTACCGGAACTGAAATAAACATTGTCGCCACGACATGCTACAACACCAGTCTTACTAGCTCCATCAAATACGCACACCCCCAAGACATTACCTGAACCAGATAGTTCATTAGTATCATACTTAACAAAACCATTAATACGACGATAGCCACC